AAGAATTACCTCCTCCAGGAGGGGAAGCTTTACCACCAGCAGATCCTGCTGCACTACCCCCACTACCAGGAGGAGTACCACCACCTCCACCAGGAGGAGAATTACCACCCCCACCAGGAGGTGAAGCACCACCAACAGATGAGGCAACACCAGTTGATGTTGCAACAGATAAAGATGTTGAAGAAATTGGAACGGAAGGTGAAGAAGGTGGTGAAGAAGAAGGTGGTGAAGAAGAAATTGATATCACAGATTTAATAGACACTCAAAAAACTATGGCTGATAAACAAGAGGAGTATTTTAACAATCTCTTCACACAATTATCAACATTGGAAACAAAACTTGGTGAAATGGATAACTTAATTAATCAAATTAATAGTTTGGAAAGTAAAGTTGATCAGATGAGACCAAAAACACCTGAAGAAAAACTTGAATTGAGAAGTTTGGACTCTGGACCTTTTAAACAAAAATTATCTGATTTCTTTGTTGACAAACAAGATGAAATGAGACAATCAGGAAAAAATGAGTACGTGTTAACATCTGATGATGTTGAGGAGTATTCACCAGAAGAAGTTAAAACTTCTTTCCAAGATTACGAAGACGAAGAAATGAATTAATACAAGGAGTCACTTCGGTGACTCCAACTTTATTTTTAATTGCTTATTGACTGCGACAAACTTTTATTTTATACTTAACTTGTAAACTTTTAAACAACAAATATATGGCGACAAACAATGTTTTAGACGCAGTTCTCTCACAGTACGAGAACTCAAAGACAGGTGACTTTTCTTCCACCTCAAAAATGTCTCAAGAAGAAAGAATGAAAAAATATTTCGCTGCTATCCTTAAAGACAACGAAAAGCAAGGACAGAGACGAATTAGAATCCTCCCTACACCAGACGGCTCTTCACCATTCAAAGAAGTGTGGTTCCATGAAATTTTGGTGGACGGTAAATGGCAAAAGTTTTACGATCCAGGAAAAAATGACAATGAACGTTCACCATTAAGTGAAGTTTACGATGAACTTATGTCAACAGGTCGTGATTCCGATAAGGAACTTGCCAAACAATACAAACCACGAAAGTTTTATATTGTTAAAGTTATTGATAGAGATAACGAACAAGACGGACCAAAGTTTTGGAGATTCAAGCACAACTACAAACAAGAAGGAATTTTTGACAAGATTATTCCTATCTACAAAGCAAAAGGTGATGTTGCAGATCCTGACAAAGGACGTGATTTAATCCTTGAGTTAACCAAGGCAAAAACTCCAAAAGGGGCATTCTACACAGTAATCCAAACAGTTATGTATGATGATCCAACTCCTGTTCACGAAGATGAAGACGTAATGGCAGATTGGGTTGGTAATGAACTTACTTGGGAGGACGTTTATTCAAAGAAAGCAACCGAATACTTGGAGGCAATTGCACGAGGTGAAGTTCCAAAATGGGATTCAGATGCGGGTAAGTATGTTTACGGTGACTCTTCTCAAGAAGAAATGACAATCGGAGGTTCAAAACCGTCAAAGAAAGTTGAAACTCAAGATCCACAAGCAAATGACGACGTGGACGATGAATTACCATTCTAATTTTTAACAAAGGTTGGGTGATTGTTTTAATTGGTTACCCAACTTTTTATTACTATTCTAAATGATTATTGAAACTAAAGATTTACCATTTATATCATGTAAATGTATTACTTACGGTAGAGTAAATTTGTTGGAAGAAAGTATCTTTTCTTTTTTGAATCAAGAATACGATGGTAAAAAAGAATTGATAATAATTAATGATTACCCAAACCAAACTTTACATTTTGAACATCCCGAAGTTAAAATATATAATTTGAATTATACTTTTAACACAATAGGAGCTAAAGAAAACTTTGCAGTATCAAAATGTTCGGGTGAATTAATTGCTGTTTGGGACGATGATGATGTTGCGTTACCAAACCATTTGAATAATATTGTAAAATATTTTCACCCTAAAGCTGATTTAATGCATTGGGATAGAGGTGTTTTTTATAATGAACCAAATATAACTGCAATAACTAGTTTAGGTAATTCAGGAATTGTATATACAAAAAAAGCTTGGGAAAAAATTGGTGGACATCCACTTGAAAATGCGGGATATGATGTTACATTTGTTAATAGATTAATGGATTTAAATCATAGAGTGGTAAAAGCTACTCCACCCGATGAAGAAGTTTCTTGGTTTTATATGTGGGGTGGTAGAGGGTATCATATGAGTGGTTTAGGAACTGATACATTAGAAAGGGAAAATGTTATAATGAGACATAAAAAACATATTGAAAAGTTGAGAATGTCAAATGAAATACCTATTGGTGATATTGAGTTGAAACCAAAGTGGAATAAAGATTATAAAGAAATGTTATTTAATTTTATAAAAAAACAAAACAATGGCAATTAAGAAAAACGATTTTAGTTCTATAAAGAAAAAATTCTCTTCTGAAGCAAAATATAAACCTCAAAGGTATTTTGACTTGGGTTCAGAATTTTTAGATGCGGTGGGATTACCAGGTCCTGCTATGGGACACATTAATATGTTCTTGGGACATTCAGATACGGGAAAAACTACCGCACTAGTAAAAACTGCGGTTGATGCACAAAAGAAACAAATTTTACCTGTATTCATAATTACAGAACAAAAATGGAGTTTTGACCACGCAAAACTTATGGGTTTTGAATGTGATGAGGTTGTTGATGAAGAAACGGGTGAACTTGATTGGGACGGATTCTTCATATTCAATAACAATTTCCAATACATTGAACAAATAACAGATTATATCAATGATATGTTGGATGCACAAGAAAAAGGTGAACTTGATTATAGTTTGTGTTTCTTGTGGGATTCAGTTGGTTCTGTTCCTTGTAAAATGACATATGAAGGAAAAGGTGGTAAACAACACAATGCTTCAGTTCTTGCAGATAAAATTGGCATGGGAATTAACCAAAGAATATCAGGAACAAGAAGAGCGGACTCAAAATTTGAGAACACATTAATTATTGTAAACCAACCTTGGGTTGAACTACCTGACAATCCATTTGGACAACCAAAAATTAAAGCAAAAGGTGGTGAAGCAATTTGGTTAAACTCTTCATTGGTATTTTTGTTTGGAAACCAAAAAGGTGCAGGTACAACTAAAATTACGGCAACAAAAGATAAAAGAACTGTTAAATTTGCATCACGAACAAAAGTATCTGTTATGAAAAACCATATTAATGGTTTGGGATATGAAGATGGAAAAATAATAGTGACACCACACGGGTTTTTAGCGGGTAAAGATTCTAGTGAGGAAAAAGCATCAATTGAAAAATATAAGAAAGAATATGCCGATTATTGGAAAGAAATTATCGGTGTAGATGGTGGATTTGATTTACAAGACGAAGAAGAAGTATGAATAAGTTAAAAGTAGTAAGTTTATTTTCTGGTTACGGAACACAAGAATTGGCTCTTAAGTATATTGGGGTTGATTATGAAAATGTTGCAAACTGCGACAATTTCAAACAAGCAAATGAGTGTTATGATGTATTACACACAACAACAAATGGGAATTTAGGTGATATAACAAAGGTAAATGAAAACACATTCCCACAGTGTGATTTATTAACATATTCATTTCCATGTTTCACAAAAGATACATTAGTATTAACAGATAACGGATATAAAAAAATCATTGACGTAGTAATTGGTGATAGCGTATTAACCCATACAAACACATATAAAGAGGTTACAAATAAATTTGAACAAGGGAAAAAAGAAATATGGGAAATAAAATCAGCAATTTTTGATGAGTTGAAAACAACTGAAAATCATAGATTTTACGTTAGAACAAAACTAAATGGTAATAAAAAAAATATTACAGAACCAAATTGGAAAGAATGTAAAAATTTAACAAAAAACGATTATCTTGGAGTTGCAATAAATCAAAATAGTATTATCCCTAAATGGGACGGAATTGAATTTAATTGGGGTGACGGTAGAAAAACAAGACGTAAAAATGAGTTGTCACAACATATGGATAACGAAGATTTTTGGTGGGTAATTGGTAGATATATTGGTGATGGGTGGCAAAGACATCAAGGTGGTATAATTATCTGTTGTAGTAATAAAAATGATTCAGAATTAAATGAAATTAGTGAAAAACTAGAAAAATTACAATTTAACGCTTCTGTAGTTAGAGACGGATCAACATATAAAATACATTTACCGAAAAAAGAAATTGGATTATTTGTTTCTCAATTTGGTAAATTAGCACATGGTAAAAAATTAACTAACACTATTATTGATTTACCAACAAATTTATTGAAATCATTTATTGATGGATATTTTTCTGCCGACGGTAGTTTTTATAAAAATTCCACAAGACAAAGAATAATAAGTGTGAGTCGGGAATTGATTTATGGAATTGGACAATGTATTGCAAAATGTTATAATGTACCATATTCTATTTATAAAACTAAAAACGATAACACATACGTTATTGAAGGAAGATATGTAAACCAAAGAGACACGTATACAATAGCATTTAATCTTAAAGAAAGTAAAAATAGACAATCATTTTTTGAGAACGGGTTTATTTGGACACCAATTAAAGATGTTATCAATACCAATGAATATGATTTTGTATATGACATTGAGGTTAACGAAGATCATTCATTTACCGCTAATGGCTGTATGGTACACAACTGTCAAGACATTTCAATATCAGGAGTTCAAAAAGGAATTAAAGAAGGTACAAGAAGTGGACTACTTTATGATGTTGAAAGATTACTTTCGGTTAATCGCCCAAAGTATCTTCTAATGGAAAACGTAAAAAACTTGGTTTCAAAAAACCACATTGAAAATTTCAACAAACACATCTATTTTTTAAGAGGACTTGGTTATAGTTCTTATTGGAGAGTTCTTAATGGGGCTGACTTTGGATGTCCACAAAATAGAGAAAGAGTTTTTATGATGTCAGTATTAAATGATGAACACGAAAACGTAAAAACAAAAATGTTAAATGTTGATAATTACAAAAAGACAAGAGTTCCAATGAAACCTTTTATTGAAAATGAGTTAAATGAAAACTTGTTTATTGAATGTGATTATACACCTCACACACCAATCAAAAGTTCTATCTGTCAGTTAGTAGGAAGAAGAAATGATGTTAAATATGATCAGGCAAGAAGAATTTATTCAGTTGAAGGTTGTTCACCTTGTTTAACTACAAGCGGTTCACCACAAATAATGACTGAAAACGGAAGGGTAAGATACATAACAGGAAGAGAAGGTTATAGATTTATGGGTGTTAAAGAAGAGGATATTGACAAGTTATTATCAACTTCATTATCAAACACCGCACACGTATCATTAGCAGGAAACTCCATTTGTGTACCAGTAATGGAAGCGATATTTAGTGAATTTTTCTCTGAATACATTAAAGAAAACAAAAATATATTGTCAAACCAAGTTAAAGAGGAATTTAATGACTAAAACTCTTTTGGTAGATGGAAACAACCTATTAAAGATTGGTTTTCACGGAGTAAAAGATTTTTTTAACAAGGGAGTGCACGTAGGTGGAACGTGGCACTTCCTTAATACTTTAAGAAGATTTTTAGAAGAAACAAACTATAATAAGGTAGTGGTATTTTGGGATGGTGAAACAAGCACATCAGAAAGAAGGTTGTTATATCCAAAATACAAATTAAATCGTAAACAAAAAAACGAAGAAGATTTTAGAGAACAATCTTTTTTACAACAGAAACAAAGAGTTAAACAATATCTTGAGGAAATGTTTGTAAGACAACTGGAGATTGAAAACTCTGAAGCTGATGATTTAATAGCGTACTATTGTAAGATATCCGAAGATGAGGACAAAACTATTTTTTCATCAGATAGAGATTTAACACAACTAATATCAGACAAAGTAACAATTTATTCACCACAACAAAAAAAGTATTACAAAAATGGTGATAACATCAAAATGTATGATGTTGAAATACCACATTATAATGTAAAAACCTATAAAATATTAACGGGAGATTCATCCGATAATATTGATGGTATTTTTTATTTGGGTGAAAAAACATTCTTAAAATTATTTCCTGAGATCCTTGATAGGGAAATTAAATATACCGATATTTTAACAAGAGCTGAAGAACTTTTAACAGAACAAAAAGGAAACGTGGCTTTACAAAATTTGTTAAGTGGTAAAACAAAAGAAGGTATTTTTGGAAATGAATTTTTTATCATCAATGAAAAAATCGTGGATTTGGACAATCCACTTATTACAGACGAAGGAAAAGAATTGGTTAGAGTATATTACTCCGAATCATTAGATCCTGACGGTAGAGGACATAGAAACCTAATAAGAATGATGATGGAAGATGGTTTCTTTAAGTTCCTACCAAAAGGTGATGACGCTTGGGTTAACTTCCTCAAACCATTCTTAAAATTATCAAGAAAAGAAAAGAATAAATTTAGAAACAAAACAAAAAAGTAAAAACGATGAGAGAACAAGAAACAGTAAAGGTTGAATTTTTGTTAACGTGTAATGACAACATTGTGGTACAAAGGTTTTTCAATGTGAGAGGGTTCAACAAAAACGCACAAAAATCGGTGGAGCTTCACGACTACATCAAAGGTTTTTGTCAAGAGTTACAATATGACTTAAAGATGAGGTCTGTTGTATATATGTTGGACAATCAGTATGAAATTACCGAAAATCCAGAGGTACTTAACACGTCAATTACAGACGGAGATGAAAAATTTAACCTCTTTATTAAGGTGGATAATATGACAATTTGTCATAGAGTGTTTGATGCCAAACCATACCCACCAAAGGTAAGATACACCGTAGACCTACGCCCAAAGCTGAAAGGGGTATTATCCGAACTAACTGACATTTTTTCAGGTAAAAAATTTAATTATTTTAATCCTCAATTTAATTAAAATTAGTAGTATTTATCATTACTAACAGGAGTAAAAAAGTATGGCGACTAATAAAAATTTTGAGTATCTCGGTAATAATTTTCAAATTCAATTACTTAACCAAATTATCTTAGACAAGGATTTCTCACATTCAATCATTGAAGTTATTGAGAACAATTATTTTGAAAACAAGTATTTCAAAATTATTATTCAAATGATTAAGGAGTATCATAAAAAGTATGATGCCACCCCAACATTTGATACCCTTGAACAAGTTGCCAAATCCGAATTACAACAAGAAACCGCAATCAAAGTTGTTCTTGATACAATTAAGAAAATCAAGGATATAACTATTGAGGGGGCGGATTTCGTCCAAGAAAAAGCACTTAAGTTCTGTAAACAACAAGAGTTACAGAAAGTGATGAAAAAGGCTCAAAAAATTATTGATGGTGGAGAGTTTGAGAACTACGACACATTAGAAGAATTGGTGAGAGAAGCCTTATTGGTTGGTTCAAAAGACACAAGTACAATGGATGTCTTTTCAAACTTAGACCAAGTGCTTGAAGATGACTACCGTCATCCAATACCAATGGGAATACCAGGTATTGACAGGTTGTTAAAAGGAGGGTTAGCAAAAGGTGAGATAGGAGTAATCCTTGCCCCAACAGGAGTAGGTAAGTCAACCATTCTTACAAAGATTTCAAACCACGCATTCAATCTTGGTTTTAACGTCCTACAAGTATTTTTTGAGGACAACCCAAAAGTGATACAAAGGAAACATTTTACCCTTTGGACAAAGATTCACCCTGACGAATTGTCAGAGAAAAAAGAAGAGGTGATGAATAAAGTAAAAGAGATTGAGAACACAATGCCAAATCACTTAATATTAAAAAAAGAACCATCTGACACTAAAACTATGATGCAAATCAAAAACGAAATCAGAAAAATGGTTGCAGATGGAATAAAAATAGATATGATTGTTTTGGATTACATTGACTGCGTAGTTCCTGATAAAAATTTAGGTGATGAATGGAAGAGTGAAGGTTCTGTAATGAGAGCTTTTGAAGCAATGTGTCACGAAATGAACATCGTTGGTTGGACGGCAACACAAGGAAATCGTTCATCAATTTCATCAGAAGTTGTAACAACCGATCAAATGGGTGGTTCTATTAAGAAAGCACAAGTTGGACACGTAATCATTTCAGTTGCAAAAACATTACAACAAAAAGAAATGAAATTGGCGACTATAGCCATCACAAAATCAAGGATAGGTGATGATGGTGTCGTCTTTGAAAATTGTAAGTTTGACAACGCAATGATAGACATTGATACAGAATCAACCACAACATTCTTAGGTTTGGAAGAACAAAAAGAAGAAAGACAAAGACAAAGAGTTAAGGAATTGTTGAAAAAACGTCAAGAGAGAGAACAAGAACAATCAAAATAGTAGGAAAATTAAAATAAAATAATTAAATTTGTAAATATGGATATTTCACAAAAAATATTGAGTGATATTACGGTGTATATGAAATACGCTAAATTTGTCCCTGAATTAAACAGAAGGGAAACTTGGGAAGAATTGGTGACAAGAAACAAAGAAATGCACCAAAAAAAATACCCAAACATTAAAAACGAAATTGAGGAGGTTTATAAGATGGTATATGATAAGAAAATCTTACCATCAATGAGATCCCTACAGTTTGGTGGAAAACCAATTGAGATTTCACCAAACAGAGTATATAATTGTGCATATTTGCCAATTGACCACACAGATGCGTTTTCTGAAACAATGTTCCTATTATTGGGAGGAACTGGTGTAGGGTTTTCAGTTCAAAAACACCACGTAGATAAACTACCTGAAATCAAAAAACCAAACCCAAACAGAACAAGAAGATACCTCATCGGGGATTCAATTGAAGGTTGGGCAGACGCAATTAAAGTATTGGTAGAATCATATATGGGTTCTAAATCTTCAACACCAGTATTTGATTTCTCTGATATTCGTCAGAAAGGAGCTCTTCTTGTAACATCAGGAGGAAAAGCACCAGGTCCTCAACCACTTAAAGATTGTATTCACAATATTACAAAGGTATTGGAAAACAAAGAAGATGGTGAAAAATTAACACCAATTGAAGCACACGACATTACTTGTCATATAGCAGATGCAGTTCTTGCTGGTGGTATTCGTAGAGCCGCACTTATCTCATTGTTCTCCGCTGATGATGATGAAATGATTTCTTGTAAGTCAGGAAGTTGGTGGGAACACAATCCACAAAGAGGTAGAGCAAACAATTCGGCTGTTCTTCTTCGTCACAAAGTAACACAAGATTATTTTATGGATTTGTGGAAAAGAATTGAATTATCAGGAGCAGGTGAACCAGGAATCTATCTTTCTAATGATAAAGATTGGGGAACAAATCCTTGTTGTGAAATCGCACTTCGTCCTTACCAATTCTGTAACCTTTGTGAGGTAAATGCATCCGATATTGAATCCCAAGAAGATTTTGAAGCAAGAGTTAAAGGCGCCGCATTTATTGGAACATTACAAGCAGGATATACTGATTTCCACTATCTTCGTGATGTTTGGAAACGAACAACAGAAAAAGACGCACTTATTGGTGTAGGTATGACTGGTATTGGTTCAGGTGTTGTATTGGGTTATGATATGAAAGCGGCGGCTCAAGCGGTTAAAGAAGAAAACGAAAGAGTTGCAGGACTTATTGGAATCAACAAAGCGGCAAGAACAACAACTGTAAAACCATCAGGTACATCGTCACTTGTATTGGGAACCTCATCAGGGATTCACGCTTGGCATAATGACTATTATTTAAGAAGGATTCGTGTTGGAAAGAATGAAGCAATTTATACTTATCTTGCAATCAATCACCCTGAACTTGTTGAAGATGAATTTTTCCGTCCACACGACACCGCGGTAATTACAATACCACAAAAGTCACCTGAAGGTTCAATTCTTCGTCACGAATCAGTATTCCAAATGTTGGAACGTGTAAAAAAAGTATCACAAGAATGGATTCGTCCTGGACACAGAAGTGGACAAAACACACACAACGTTTCAGCAACAGTTTCAATTAAAGAAGATGAGTGGGAATTTGTTGGTGATTGGATGTGGAAAAACAGAAAATTCTATAACGGACTATCAGTTTTACCATACAATGGTGGAACATACACACAAGCCCCTTTTGAAGATTGTACTCAAGAAGATTTTGAGAGATTACTTTCAACTTTGAAAGATGTTGACTTAACAAAAGTAATTGAGTTACAAGATAATACCGACCTTCGCGGTGAAGTGGCTTGCGGTGCGTCTGGATGTGAAATTGTGTGAGTTATGACAGTTAATCCATCTAAAGATTGGGTACAACAATTATATGTTCAGGAGACAACAAAAAAATCTCCTGAACCTGATTTTTACAAAGATAAAAATGGTAATATTGTTATGACTGAATCCTTTCACATAAAAAGAGGTAAGTGTTGCGGTTCAAGTTGCAAACATTGTCCCTACGAACCTTTATACGAAAGAGGAAATACAAATTTGAAAAAGTCCCTACGAAAGTAGGGATTTTTTATTTTACCCTATTTAATTAAAAATTACCAACATTATATTTATTTGATATGGCATATGGAACAACATACGGAGTTACTTTCCCTTTTGAACAATCATATTTGGGTAAATATTTGGGAACTACAGAAACATCAGATGATGAAGTAAGAAGTAATTTAATACATCTGTTATTAACAAGAAAAGGTACTAGATATTTTTTACCTGATTTTGGAACAAGACTCTATGAGTACATATTTGAACCATTTGATGGACCAACATTTAGTGATATAGAAAGTGAAATAAGACAAAGTGTTGCACAATTTATACCTGGTTTATTAATTACTAACATATCAATAACACCCGCAACAGATGATTTGGAAGATGCTGGTGCGACGTATATTAATTCAGAAGGACAAAGAGAATATAGGGTACCTGGTTTAGCCCAAAAAGAATATACTGCTAAAGTTAGGGTGGATTACAAAATAAACGCAGCCGCATTTCAGTCAAGTGATTTTGTGATTATTAATATTTAATAGTATGGCAGAGAAAAAAATATCATATACAACAAGAGATTTCCAAGGGATAAGAACCGAACTTATTAATTATACAAGGCAGTATTATCCAGAGTTAGTACAGAACTTCAATGATGCGGGAATCTTCTCTGTTTTTTTGGACTTAAATGCTGGTGTTACTGATAACCTACATTTCCATATTGATAGAAGTATCCAAGAAACTGTATTACAGTATGCACAACAAAGATCATCAGTATTTAATATAGCAAGAACATATGGTTTAAAGGTACCAGGACAACGCCCATCTGTGGCACTTTGCGACTTTTCAATAACAGTACCTGCATTTGGTGATAGTGAAGATTTAAGATATTGTGGAATTTTAAGAAGAGGTTCACAAGTAAATGGCGCAGGACAAATATTTGAAATTGTAAATGACATAAATTTTGCGTCAGCTATAAACGCTGAAGGTTTTCCAAATAGGTTAAAAGTACCAAATTTTGATGCAAGCGGAAATCTATTAAATTATACCATCACAAAAAGAGAAGTAATTGTTAATGGTGTAACAAAAGTGTTCAAAAGAGTGGTAACTGCAAATGATGTACGTCCATTCTTTGAATTATTTTTACCTGAAAAAAATGTTTTAGGTGTAACAAGTGTATTGATTAAAGAGGGTACACAATACGCTACAATACCACAACCCCAAGAATTTTTATCACAAAACAATAGATGGTATGAAGTTAAGGCATTAATTGAAGATAGAGTTTTTATTGAAGATCCGACTAAAGTTTCTGATTCACCAGGAATTAAAGTAGGTAAATATGTAACAACCTCTAGTAAGTTTATAACAGAATATACACCCGAAGGATTCTTCAAGATGACTTTTGGTGGTGGTAATACATCTGCTGAAGATCAGTTAAGAGAATTTGCAAGAAGTGGTTTATCTTTTGATTTATCTAAATACTCAAATAACCTTGCTTTAGGTAGTGCATTACAAGCTAATACTACAATGTTTGTTCAATATAGAGTTGGTGGTGGTAGTGGTACCAATTTAGGGGTTAATGTAATTAACCAAGTTGGTAGTGTTACATTTTCAGTTAACGGGCCTTCTGAAAACACAAACAGAAGTGTTATCAACTCTTTGAGATGTAATAATGTAACAGCGGCAATTGGAGGTGCTGACAATCCATCTACGGAAGAAGTAAGACAAATGGTTGGTTATAATTTTTCTGCACAGAATAGAGCTGTAACAATTAATGACTATGAATCAGTAATAAGGACAATGCCTTCACAGTTTGGTGCCCCCGCTAAAGTATCAATAACAGAAGAAAATAATAAAATTAAAATAAAATTACTATCATACGACGATGATGGTAAATTAACAGAAATAACATCAAATACACTTAAACAAAACATTGCTAATTATTTATCAAACTATAGAATGATAAATGACTATATTTCAATTGAAAGTGCTAATGTAATTGATTTGGCAGTTGATTTAGACGTAGTTTTAGATGCAAGTCAAAATCAAGGTTCAATTGTTACACAAGTTATTGATATAATTACACAATACTTTTCACCACTTAATAGACAAATGGGAAGTGATGTTTTTGTGTCTGAAATCAGAAGACAGATACAAAATATTGAGGGAGTAATAAGTATATCTGATATCGCATTTTTCAATAAAGTGGGAGGACAGTACTCATCCTCACAAACGTCACAAAGATATTCTGATGCATCAACCAAACAAATAGAACTAATTGCAGATACTATTTTTGCGGAACCAACACAAATGTATCAAATACGTTTCCCAAATAAAGATATTAATGTTAGAGTGCTTAACTTGAAAGGTGTAAACTTTTCTTAATTAAATAATATTTATTATAAAAAAATAAGATGAGAGGAAACAATAGAATTACAGAAAGAGATTTGTCTCGTATTGCAAGAAAGGTTATAAACGAAGGTTTATATGACAATGATATGCCAAGTGGAGGTGGTGGTGGTGATGGATATGCTATATTATTAAAAGGTAGTAGAAGTCGTCCACGTATTGAAGCATATTGTGAAATTGATAAAATAGATGATTTGATTTATGCTTTAGAAGAATATAAAGAAAGGTTTTCTGACGAAGATATGTAGTTTTATAATAAAGAATATTTTAAACCCACCCACTCGGTGGGTTTTTTATTTTTACTTTTTTAGGAATGAGATTATTTTTCTAAAATAGGAAATAAACTATTTATGAAGAAAAGAGAACTTAATGCCAAAATCATATAGAATAAGGACACAAGTAGGTGTAGATAAAAGTATTAAATTAAATTTAGAACAG